CTTTTCAGTCCCCCCCACAGCAGTTGCGGGGGAACCCAAACCCAGTTCTGAGGCATGTCATGGCTGCTCAGGGTCCGAACGAGAAGGCGGTGCGCGCGACTCTTCGCCAGCTCGAGGTCAGCGTCTCGACCGATGCGATCGCACGGTTGGCCGTGACCTTGGCGAAGACCCTCGACGGCGACGCCGGCATGGCGACCGCAGCAGTGTCACGCGAGCTGCGCGCCACCTTGGCCGATCTGGAGGGCCGCAATGTCGGCACCGATGACGACGGCCTCTCCAGGCTCCTGGCTGAACTGTCCTCCCCGATGGTCAACCCCTCGAACTGAGCGGCCGACACTGGGCGACAAGGTCGCTCGGATCGCAGAGCTGCTCGGCACGCCGCTGATGCCATGGCAACGCCATGTCGTCGACGTGGCCTACGAGATCAACCCCGACACCGGCAGACTCGCCTATCGGGAGATCCGCCTGACCGTTCCACGCCAGAGCGGCAAAACCACGCTCATGCTGGCGACCATGGCTCACCGCTGCGTCGCCATGGGCGATCGCCAGCGGGTCTTCTACACCGCCCAGACCGGCAAGGACGCTCGCCTCAAATGGGAGGACGAACACGTCCCGGTGCTTGAGCGGTCCCCGTTCTCCAAACTGATCAACGTCCGCCGCACCAACGGATCCGAGGCGATCCGCTGGACGAACGGCTCTCTGTGGTCCCTGCTGGCGACCACCGAATCCGCCGGTCATGGCGCACAGGCCGATCTCGGCGTCCTCGACGAAGCGTTCGCCTACGTCGACGACCGCCTCGAGCAGGCCATGAAGCCCGCCATGGTGACTCGGCCGCAGCCGCAGCTGTGGATCGTGTCCACGGCCGGCACCGAGGACTCGCTGTATCTCAACGACAAGGTCGACGACGGTCGGATGCGCGCCGCTGCCGGTGCCACCTCAAGCATCGCCTACTTCGAGTGGTCAGCGCCCGACGATGCCGACATCGGCTCCGAGGACACCTGGCGTGCTTGCATGCCCGCTCTGGGCCTGACGGTCCCGGTCGACGCGATCCGCTCGGACTTCGAGTCGATGCGCGAACCCGAGTTCCGTCGGGCGTATCTCAACCAACGACAGGACCGGGCAGCCTCGGCGCCGTGGCAGGTCATCGACGAGGAGTCCTGGTCTCGCTGCCACGACGCCTCCTCCCAGATCGACGGCGACACCGTGCTGGCGCTCGATGTCACCCCGTCACGCTCAATGTCGTCGCTGTGCGCCGCCGGTGTTCGTTCCGATGGCCTCGCCCATGTCGAGGTGATCGGCAACCGACCCGGCACCGCCTGGGTGCTCGACTGGTTCGCCGATCAGGATCGAGCCCGCCGCTACGGCCGCATCGTGATCGACCCAGTCTCCGCTGCCGGTTCACTGGTGGCCGATCTTCGATCCCTTGGCCTCACCGTCGACGAGGTATCCACCCGTCAGGTGGTGGGCGCCTGCGGAAAGTTCTACGACCTCGCCTCCACTGGTCGTCTCCGTCACATCGGTCAGGTTCCTCTGACTGCGGCAGTGGCCGGCGCCAAGCGTCGATCGCTCGGTGACGCATGGGCATGGCACCGCCGTGACGTGTCCGTTGATGTTTCTCCACTTGTTGCTGCGACTCTGGCTCTTGACGCCGTTGTTCGCCCGAATGTGGATCTGTCCATGCAAATCTTCTGACCGTTCGAGGTGCCCCGATGCTCCGACGTGCACAGCTCATCTCGACACTGGTCGAGCTCGTCGGTATGACGCTCGTCGTCGCTGGCATCTCGATCTTCTCGATCCCTGCGGCGCTCATCGCCGCCGGCTGCGCGCTCGTCGTCATCGGGTACTCCCTCGGCATCGAGGTTCCTAAATGAGCATCCTTCGCAGCCTTGGACGCAACGAGGCACGGTCCTACGAGATGCTCTCGCAGGCCGCGATCCCACCGCCGGGCGCCTACTTCCCCACTGACAGCGGAGCCACGGTCAACACCGACACCGCCCTCCGCTTGGACGCCGTGTTCGCGTGCGTCAACCTCATCACCGACATCGTGGCGCCTCTGCCGTGGCGCGCATACCGGGAGACCTCCGATGGTCTGCTGAATCGTGTGCGCGACCCGAAGCTGCTGATTCATCCGTCGAATGAGATCGCCCTGTCGGCCGCTGACTGGCGCGGTCAGATCATGCGCTCCTGGCTGCTGCGAGGCAACGCGTATCTGCGGGTCACCGAGATCGGACCGCAGGGTGAGATCGCCGCAGCTCAGGTTCTCCATCCCGACTATGTGACCGTGGTCCGCCTCGGCCAGCTCGGCCCCTTCGAGTACCGCCTGCTCGGCGAGAAGAAGGAACTGTGGCCCGCCGGTGACCTGGTCCACCTGCCCGGCTCCTACACCGTGCCCGGCACCCCCATCGCTCTCTCTCCGATCGACTACGCCCGTCAGACCATCGGCGTCGGCCTCTCAGCGGAGGCCTATGCCGCCAAGTTCTACGGCGACTCGGCGATCCCTTCGGGCATCCTGCATACCGATCAGTCGCTGACCGGCGAGCAGGCCACTGCCATGAAGGCGCGCTTCACCGAAGCAGTCAAGGGCCGGCGCGAGGTCGCTGTCCTCGGCTCGGGCATGTCGTTCACCCCGATCTCGATCTCCAGCTCCGAGGCACAGTGGCTGGAGACCTCGAAGGTCACCGCTACTCGTATCGCTCGGATCTATGGCGTCCCGCCGGAGATGATCGGCGCCGATGGTGGCGGGTCCATGACCTATGCGAACGTCGAGTCCAGGTTCCTGAATCTGTTGACTCTCGCCGGTCGCCCGTGGATCTCACGCCTCGAGCACGCCCTGTCGAACATCCTTCCCGGACGACTCGTCGTTCGAGCCGATGTTGACGAACTGCTCCGCACCGACACTCAGACTCGGGTCGCAGTTCAGACCGAACGTATCCGTGCCGGCCTTCGCAGCATCAACGAGACACGACGTGAGGACAACATGCCTCCGATCGACGGTGGCGACCAGTACCTGTGGCCGCCGTACGCGCTCGATGTCGCCAAGATCGAACAGATCACCGACGACGCCCCCGCCACCGATGTCAGCAATCAATCCCAGATCGATGGCTGAGTCGTTCACTCCGACCGAGGCGATGCGAACCGAAGCCCAACGTGGTCTCGACTGGCGCAGTGAACACGGCCGAGGCGGCACTGAGGTCGGCATCGCACGCGCTCGCGACATCGTCAACGGCAAGAATCTGCCGCTCGACACCGTGCGTCGCATGCGGTCGTTCTTCTCCCGCCATGAGGTCGACAAGAAGGCGCAGGGCTTCAACCCCGGCGAAGACGGCTACCCCTCCAACGGCCGCATCGCATGGGCACTGTGGGGTGGAGATGCCGGCCAACGATGGGCCGAGCGCATCATCACCTCCGCCGATTCCGAATCCAACAGGAGCTCCGTGATGTCATTCGACTCACTGCCCGAGGTCGTTCTCGAACGCCTCTCCGATGAGCAGCGATCAAAGCTGACCGACCAGCGCACCACCCGCAAGGGCAAGGTGCCCGTCGAGGTTCGTGTGATGGCGGCCAAGCCGACGATCACCGAACCGCTCGAAGGCGAGTTCAACCTTCGCGGCTACGCCACCGTCTACGACGTGCCGTACCCGATCGCCGGTGGTCCCGAGGCCGGCGGCTGGATGGAGACCGTGGCTCGAGGAGCCACCGCCAAGTCCATCAAGGACGGCGCAGACGTTCGCCTGCTCTACGACCACGGCGGCATCGCACTGGCCAGGACGGCCAGCGGCACTATGCGCCTGGTCTCCGACGACATGGGGATGATGGTCGACGCCGACCTCGACCCCGACAGCCCGTACGCCCAGTCGGTTCGCTCGGCTGTGCTGCGTGGCGATGTTGACCAGATGTCTTTTGCGTTCAGAGTGACGCGACAGGAATGGAACAAGGACTTCACCGAACGACGCATCACCGAGGTCGCGCTCTACGACGCCTCCCTGGTGACCTATCCCGCATCGGAGGCCACCGTGGCACAGATGAACGCAGCACATCCCGACACCGAAGCGCGCGACCTCGATCCTGAGGCCGAAGCCGCTGAGGACGATCTCTACGCCCAGATCAAGGCTCTGGTGGCCCGGCTCATCGCCGGTGAAGCCGCCGAGCTCGAGTCTGGCTCCCCTGCCACCGAGTCGCTGCGTGCCCTTGTCGGCGTGCTGTGCGCCCTCGACTGGTGGGAAGAGGTCGACGAAGCCGAGGACGCCTCCGGCGACTCGGAGGAGATCGACGAGGGATACATGGCCGACATGGTTATGGGTCGCTCGTTCACGGACGCTCAGGCCGAGCTCCGTGCACTGACTGCCTGACCGGCAGTCAGTTCGCAACCAGCCACGCCGCTCTCGCGCCGCTCCGTGCGCCGACCCATCGCGGTCACCCACGGATCACCCGTCGAGCACCTGGCTTCACAACTGACAAGGAGGAGCGTCATGGACGTTCTCGAAACACTCCGTGCTCGGTTGCGCGAACGCCTCGCAGAGCGGGACGCCAGCGTTGCCGAGATGGAGTCCATCCTTGCCGTCGTCGAGTCGGAGCAGCGCTCTGAGCTCACCGTCGACGAGGACTCTCGATTCGCCGAACTCCGGGAATCGATCACCACCCACAACGCCGAGATCGAAGAGATCGAGGCTCGCATCCACGAAGGGGAAGCAATCATGGACGAAGCCACCGAGGCTCGCGCCGCAGCATCTCCGGCCGACGAGGTCGACGCCACCGAGGCGCGCATCTCCGTCAAGTCGGAGCCGATGACCTACCGCGCTGGTGGTCAGCACTCATACTTCAAGGACCTCGCGCTCGCGCAGGCTCCTGGCGTGTGGGATTCCGAAGCCCGTGCCCGTCTCGCCCGTCACGCTGACGAGGTGAGCATCGAGCTCCGTACCAACCCGAACCGCACCGACGGCACCGGCGGTGACTTCGTTCCCCCGCTGTACCTTATGAACCAGTACGTGGCTCTCGCTCGCGCTGGGCGTGTCACTGCGGATCTGTCCTCGAAGTTCGAGCTGCCCGCCGGTACCGACTCGATCAACATGCCGAAGATCGCGTCTGGTTCGACCGTCGCCGCTCAGACTGACGGATCGGCTGCCAGCAACACCGACATCACCACCGCAACGGTGACCGCTCCGGTGAACACCTACGCCGGCCAGCAGATCGTCTCGCTCTCTCTGCTCGAGCAGTCTCCTGTGAACTTCGATCAGGTGGTCTTCGCCGATCTCATCGCCGCTCAGGCGCAGCAGATCGGTGCGGCTGTCATCGGTGGTACCGGTTCGTCCGGCGCCCATGAGGGCATCCTGACCAACACCTCGGTCGGTTCGGTGACCTCGACGGCCACGACCGGCACCGGCATCTACACCGTGGTCGCCCAGGCGGTCTCGACGGTGTCTCGCACCCGGTTCCTCCCGCCGACGGCGATCGTGATGAACCCGCAGCGCTGGTACTGGTTCTGCTCGCAGGGTGATTCCAGCGGTCGTCCGCTGGTCGTCCCCAACGCCGGCGCGCCGTTCAACGCCATCGGTGTTCAGGATCAGGCCGTCGCTCAGGGCTCGGTCGGCACCATGCTCGGAATCCCGGTCTACCTGGACCCGAACATCGGCACCACCTACAGCACCAACCAGGACCGCATCATCGTGGGTCGCTTCAGCGATCTCGCGCTGTTCGAGGGTCCGCTCCGTACCCGTGTGCTGTACGAGACCGACGCGAACACGCTCCAGGTGCGTCTGCAGGTCTACAACTACAGCGCATTCACCAGCCGTCGCTACAGCGCCGCCATCGCGGTCTGTTCGGGCTTCGCTGCTCCGTCGGGTTACTGATCCGACTGGCAGTAGTTCGTGATGGCCGGTGGCGTTGAGGGTCGCCGCCGGCCATCCGACCCTCACCACCTTCTGGCGGTCCGAGACG